GTACAAGCAACTTTAGCTGATGGTGTTATTGCTCCAGAAACAGATTCAGATGTAGACTTAGGTACAACCTCTTTACGCTTTAAAGATACATTTGTAGATTCTATTACTGTTACTGGTGAAGTAGATGCTGCAAGTTTAGACATATCTGGTAATGCTGATATTGATGGTACTTTAGAAACAGATGCTTTATCTATTAATGGTACAGCAGTAACTTCAAATGCAGCCGAATTAAATATATTAGATGGTAAGAGTTTTGTAGATGAAGATGATATGGCTTCTAATAGTGCTACTGCTATTGCATCTCAACAATCTATTAAAGCCTATGTAGATTCTGTTAAAATTTATGAACTTACTAAAACAGCTAACTATACTGCTGTAGCTGGTGATAATATATTAGCTGATACTTCAGGTGGAGCATTTACAATTACATTACCTGCTAGTCCTGTTGCTGGTAATACTATTCATATACTTGATGCCGCTGCATCATTTGATAATAACAACTTAACAGTTGCAAGAAATGGTAAAAAAATACAAGGTGCTACTAATGATTTAACTATTACTACAGAAAATACTGGTATTGGTTTAGTATTTTATAATGATACTTATGGCTGGAGAATATTAGTAGATGCTTATGATGTAGATCCAACGGAACTGTAATATGGTTGATATATATAATCCTAATCAGGATATACATATAGATAGAGGATCAAGAAAACTTGTGGTTAGAAGTTCTCAAGACGCTACCCCGATACTTGCACAAAATAAATTATTTCGTAATCATGTACCTGAAGCACAAAAAGGTGAGTTTCAACGTATTGCACAGATACCAGTAATTGCTTTAAAATTAAAAACTAAAGAAAGATTTGGTCATTCTAATTTTTACAAGTTAGACAATGAACAACAAAAAGCTCTTATACGAGAAATGGTAAATAGCAGTGAGTATATGTATTTTAGAACAGGAGATAAACGACTATAATGGCTTTAGATACATACGCAAATTTAAAAACTTCTATTGCTAACTTTTTAGCACGTGATGATTTAACTTCAGAGATTGATGATTTTATTGATCTTACTGAGGCTGACTTTAATCGTAGATTAAGAATTAGAGATATGGAAACATCTCTTGCTTTTACCATAGACGAAGAACAAGAGTCTTTACCTACTGGTTTTTTACAAGTAAGAAGTTTTGTTTTAGGAACAGACCCAAAAACTGCATTACAACTTATGTCTCCTTTTCATCAAGCTGAGACACAAGGTTCTAGCACGACTGGTAGACCAAGAGCATATTCTATTGAAGGTTCTAAGTTTAGATTTAGTCCTGCTCCAGATTCTTCATACAGTTCAACTATAGTTTATTACAAAGCATTTACTGCATTGTCAGCATCAAATACCTCAAATAATATTTTAGATAAATTTCCTGATGTATATTTATATGGTGCATTGTATTTTGCTAGTACATTTATTCGTGGTATGGATCCACAAACTGTTGCACAGTTTAAAGGTCAATACGAAGCTGCTTTACAACAAGTAGAAATGGCAGACGAGAAAGATAAATATAATGGTACGCCTTTAGTACAAAGATCAGGTATTAATATTAACAATTTTGATAACGTAAAATAATGCAAGTACCTTTTGGAGAATGGCTACCTGACCTACCAGATCACGTAAATCCTGGTGCAACTCAAGCTAAGAATGTATTTCCTGCTGTAAACAGTTATAGACCATTTAATTCTATATCCAATACATCAAGTAATGCACTTACAGCTAGAGGACAAGGTGGTAGAGCCTTTAAATCAGATAGTGGTGTTGTTAGTATATTTGCTGGAGATGCTACTAAACTATACAGATTAGTTGCAAACTCTTTTGTAGACGAAAGTGGTGGCACTACATTTAGCACAGCTTCTGAAGGCTATTGGGATTTTGTTCGTTTTGGTGAAACAGTTATTGCTTTTAATGGTATAGACGCACCCCAAGCATGGACATTAGATACATCTACAGATTTTGCTGACTTAGCAGGATCGCCTCCTACATTTAGACACGCTGCAGTTATCAATAATTTTGTTGTTACAGGGTTTACTCCTACTGCACAAAACACATTAAATTGGTCAAGTTTTAATGATCCGACTGCATGGACTGCTGGTGTTAATCAAGCTGATACAGAGACACTACCTGAAGGTGGTGGTATTACAGGTATTACTGGTGGACAGTATGGATTAATATTTCAAGAAAATAGAATTACCAGAATGGATTATCGTGGTGGTAATACTGTATTTTCTTTTAGACGTATTGAAGAAAACAGAGGAGCTATACAAGGCAAGAATGTAGTTCAAGTTGGTAATTTAGTTTACTACTTATCTGAAGATGGTTTTTATGTAACTGATGGACAAAGTTCTAAACCNATTGGTGCAAACAAAGTAGATCGTTTTTTCTTTGGAGATTTAAAAGCTGCTCTTAGAGAAAGAGTACATGGATTTTATGACCATGAAAACAAATTAGTTATGTGGTCTTATCCTTCTGCAACTGGATCTAGTACAGCCAATCAAAATGATAAATTGATTATATATCATATTGCTAGTGATAGATGGTCTCAAGTAGAAATAGATCACGAAGTTATTATAAGTTTTTTATCACCTGGTTTTACATTAGAAGAACTAGATGATTTTCCAACTGCTAGTACAGATGATATAGATGCTATTACAATATCATTAGACTCACCACAATTTATCGGTGGTATTCGTAGTGTTGGTGTATTTAATACAAACCATAAACTAGGATCGTTTGAAGGATCAGCATTAGCTGCAACTATTGGTACTGGAGAGACTGAAATATTTGGTCAAAGCAGATCATTAGTAACACACGTAAGACCAATGGTAGACACAAGTGCTGCTACTGGTACAGTAAGTTTTCGTAATAGAGTTGCTGACTCTGCTACAACTACAAGTGCTGCAACTATGCACAGCACAGGAACAATACCGTTTCATAAATCAGCAAGATATTTTAAATTTAATCTCGTTATACCTGCAGGATCAACATGGTCTGATGCACAAGGTTTAGACGTAGAAGCAATCAAAGAAGGCTATAGATAATGACATTTTTAGAACAACTACAAGAATCTGCAGGATTATTAGGAAACCAAATACAAAATGTAAAACCTTTTGGCAATTACGATCCTACTTTGGCTTCTGATTATGTTGGTGGTCCTATGGGATTAATTCCTCAGAACAGATTTGTAGGCAATCAATTTCAAATGCCTTTTCCTGGTGGTCAATCATACACTCCTGGTGCTATGGCACCTGGTGGTTACAATCCATTACCTTATACTCCATTACCTTTTAATCAAGGCAATGTAAGCACTACACAGCCTGGTCTTTTAACACAAATTGAACAAGCGTTAGGTGGCGGTGGTGGTGATGGTGCTTTTGGTGGGAGAGATGGTCAATCTACAATGGGAATTGAATCTGTAAATGGTATGGGTTTTCAAATAAATCCTGTTACTGGAGCTATTAAAATGTTAGATGAGGGTTCAATAGCAAATAGTTTAGCAACAGATATATCTAATTTACAAAATCTTACTCCAAGTGGTTTTTTAGGAGCAGCTATAGGAGGTCTTACAAATGCTTCAGATTATGGGAGACAATTAGACAGAATTGAAAGCCAATATGGAAAAGCTGTTGCCGATGAAATTGCAGCTACAGTTAGAGAATCTTATGGGCCTGGTAAAGCTAAACCTCAAGGGTTACTTACAGTTGGAAGGGTACCAGATTTTCAAGGTAATATGGTTCCTGCTTATCCTGGAACAAAAACTGAAATAGGTGGTATTCGTGGATTTATTAATAGTCAAGGTAATTTTCAAAGAGGAACTCCTATTGGAGAAGTAAAATCTAAACCAGCACCTGCACCAAAAACTTCAACACCGAAAAAAGACGGTAGAGGCGGAGGCTATCAAGGTGGTGGTAATAATGATGCAGGAAGTGAAGGTGGTGGAGTTAATACAGGTGGTGGCGGTTTCCGTGGTAGATATTAATGGCTAGTAAAATAGACCTACAATACGTCTATCAAAACATTGACTCTAATGCTGAGTTTCAATTAGTTGTAGAAGAATTAACTAATCAATTAATACGATACCATAACGATGAAAATCAGGAGGTTGTATCATGGTTTCTTGCGTAACTTGCGATCACGAATGTCATTGCGGTAATAACGGAGTTTGTAAATCTTGCAGATGTGCTAATTGCGAACACCCTAATGCTCTTGACGATTTTTATAAAAATTTAAGCGAAGGCTTTAAAGAAACATCTGAATAATGGCTCATAATTATACGAATGCTAAAGTAGATTTAACATCTACAGACGAAACAACTTTTTATACTGCACCTAGTGATGGACAGTCTATTGTAAAATCTATATTAGTTAGTGAAGATGCTGGTTCAACACCAACACTTACAATTACACTAACTGATAATGAAAGTAGTCCAGCTACATTTAGTTTATTTAAAACAAAAGCATCAACTGCCAATGGTACAGCAGAGTTTTTAACTTCTCCATTAGTATTAAAATCTAGTGAAGTGTTAAAAGTAACTGCATCTGCAGCTAATCAATTACACGTAGTAGCCAGTATATTAGAAATTACATGATCGGAATAGTACAAATACCCAAAGAAAAAATAGAAGCAGTTTGGAATTTAGTTGATGATTCTATCACTAAAGCACTAGCTTACTCAGGTCATCATTTTAACACGTCAGATATTTATGATGCGTGTTTGACTGGAGATAATCAACTATGGTTAGGTTGGGAAGAAGAATCAAAACAAAAACTAAAAGCTGTTGTTGTAACAAGAATTATAAATCGGCCAAATAGCAAGGTTGCAAACATTTTTATCTGCACTGGTAAGAATAGAAAAGATTGGCAAGATGGATTGCACGACATTGAAAAATGGGCTAAAAGTAACGAGTGTACTCACTTTGAAACTTATGCCAGACCAGGATGGTCTAAAATATTAAACAACAAGGGTTTTAAAACAACCCATTATTTACTAGAAAAGAAATTGGAGAAATAAGTATGTCAAGTGGCGGTGGAGACCAACAAACAACATCAAGAACAGAGCCTTACGCACCTGCAGAACCCTATTTAAGGGATGTACTAGGGGAAGCACAAAATATTTATCGTAGTGATCTAGGTACACAGTATTTTCCTGGTAGCACAGTAGTACCTTTTGCAGATCAAACACAAGAAGCTCTTAACTTACAACAAGCTGCTGCACTAGAACAAGCTGGTCCAAGTGCTATGTTAGGTCAAGCTGCTAATACATTTGGTCAATTTGCTGGTAGTCCTATGTCTGCTTACACAGGTAGAATGGGTACTGGATTTGGTAGTTCAATGCCAGGCATGACAAGTCAAGGTCTTGGATCATCGTATGGTCAACTAACTCCACAAGCTGACTATTTATCAGGTATTCGTGAAGGCATAACTTCAGATGTAATGGGTTCAGTTCAATCACAATTTGGTGGTATGGGTAGAACAGGAACATCTCCACAAGCTCAACAAGCAGTAGCTAGAGGCGTAACTCAAGCGTATGCACCTATTGCTAGTCAATTAGCTTCACAAGAACGTGGTAGAGAACAACAAGCATTAGAATCACAATTTGGTAGACAATTTGGTGGTGGTCAATCTGATTTACAAAGACAACAAGCTGCACTAGAAAGTCAGTTTGGTAGACAGTATGGTGCATCACAAGCTGATATAGCACGTCAACAAGCAGGTATGGAATCTGCATTTGGTAGACAACTAGGAGCTGCAGGACAGCTTCCAAGTATTCAACAAAACATTGATCTGCGTAGACAACAAGCTATTGGTCAACTTGGTGGTGTAGGATCTGCTTATGAGAACCTAGCACAAAGACAATTACAAGATCAAATTCAAAGATTTCAATTCGGTCAACAAGCACCTATGAACAGACTACAACAATATGCTGGACTTATTAGTCCAATAGCAGGTGGTTATCCTACAGCAATTAATACTGCACCAGGACAACAACCTAGTGCTTTAGGTGGAGCTTTTGGTGGAGCTGTAGCTGGTTCTGCATTAGGTGGACCAGGTGCTTTTGGTGGTGCTTTATTAGGCGGATTAGGATTTCTATAGGAGATAATTATGGTACAATTTAAAAACCCACTAACAAACCCTAGAGGATTCTTTTCATCACAACAAGGTGGTTTCTTTGCACCTCCTGAAGGTGGTAGAACACTAACAGGATTAATAGGTGATCCAAGAGTAAACATAGGACTTGCTATTGCACAAGGACAACCTATTGGTCAAGCTATACTTGGTGGTGCTTTACAAGCAAAACAAGTACGTGATTCATTTAAAGATGACACAGAAAGAAAAATTTTAGTAGGAATTGACGGTAGACAAAGATATGTAGACACAGGAGAACTTGTATTTCCTGATGTAGAACCAATACCAGCAGAGCCTGAAGAAAGAAAAATAGAACCATACGAGCTTGTAGATAAAAATGGAAAATTTGTTAAAAATATTAATGAAGATGATTGGTTTAATAATCAAGAAGCTTTATTAAATAAAGGTTATAAATTACAAAGAATACCTGCAGGTGAAAAAGCTGCACCATCTTTTAATGCTGCTGGTGCTGAACAATTCAAAGGATTTGAAACAAGATACAAAGTAGGAGCTCAATTAGTTAACGGTTTAAATAATTATGCAGATAC